CTAACAGAATTTTATAAATATTTTTCTAGAGAAAAGGGAGGGGTCGCAATTCGAGAAGCGCGGCTTCTCTTAGAACCGTAGGTTCCCTGCTAGGACAAATCTGTTGCGGTTTTCACGTATTTGTTGATCGGAGGATTTGCATACATCAGTAAATTATAGTTCGTAACAATTTCTTCTTTTGATAACGGTCTATGATAATACATAATATTACATACGGCTCCATTCAACCCATTCACGTCACCGACTGTCATTTTATCGAGAGGGTTATAAATCGGGATATCGTCCTTCATAGAGAAGGTTTTCTCTAAACTGCCATTTATGAACAAATCTACTTTATTGCGGTTATAATTGAGGACAATGTTGTTCCATTTTTGACCCGGCATGCTAACGTCGCAAAATGTGTTTTTCAAAGGGTCGTGCGGATCCTTGGGAGGGAAATCTTTGAAATAAAATACGTATTTATCGCGCTCTGATAACTGATCTTTACCGTCCCCTCCTCCGTAATAGCATATCATCGGTTTTACGTGTTCTATTCCTTTTTCATCTTTGAATCCATATTTGAAAATTTCGGTTTCTTTGGAATAAGCGGTGCTGGATGACGGTTGCGGATTAATATAAGTCCACATGGAAATACAATAATTTGCTCTATATAGATTTTTATCTGTGGGATTCGATAAATCTTGCATGGACGCCGGAACAATAAGATCATCGCTTGACGCAATCGTCGTTTTGGTTTTATTCAAATAAATAGGCTCGTTTACTAGTAATTTTCCGTTGGATTCTGTGTTTACAGAAGAGCTAACCAGCAGTGGTACAACAAAATATATTGTTATCAAAATCGCTTCAATCGCCAATAATACATAAACCGAAACAGGAGTTAACTTGGCTTGATCAAGTAAATACAACAAAAAATCATATAGCGCGCAGGGAATATAAAATATAAGCTGCGCTATAAATCCACCCCAACCTTGAAGTCTCGACAAATAATTGATAAATGAATTATAAAAAATGCCTAATCCAAGAAGCCCTATGAATGTATAGACGATATATTTTGGAGCGTCTGATAAAAATGCAATCTTTCCGCTGATTAGAGTATAAATATAAACCAATAATCCGAGGATAAAACCCCCGCCCAATATTTTCATGAATAATATCGCCGATTCTGAATTGCCAAATAAATTCATAGTTATTGCGAAAACCATAATAATCGGAGTGAGTATCAACAGCATATAGGTTAGCGGATATAGATCTATAGTCACCGGATTGGATATTGCGTAAAATGCGATAATACAGACAAATACAGATGCTGAAATCATAACCCCATATTGTTTGACAATGTCCTGAATGATTTCACCAAAGGTTGCCGTTGCACCGCCTGTTATCTTTCGTCTTTTGTGTATTGCCATGTTATTGAATAAATTATAAAGTATATATAGTGGTTAGAGATTTTCGATCGTCGTTTTCTTTCCGTGACATTCGCGACATAAAGCGACTAAATTATCGACGTGGTTACTTCCGCCGTATTCTAATCTGATCTTATGATCTACCTCAAACCATGCATTCAATTGCTCGCTGCAATCACCGCATTTCCAGTTCTGCCTTGACGCGACGAATTTCTTCTTGGTTTCGCTGACAGACCGTTTGGTCTTGGTTACCGAAGGGACAGAAGACATTGTTCCCGCGCCGCCGACTTGGGCGGATCCTAGAGGCGTAAGTCCCGATCGCATGATGCGGTCTTGTGATCCGCTGGGCATTTGCAATATAGGATGCCGTCCAGTTGAATCTCCGTTGAAGCTATGTTTCGATGTGAAATCCAATATAGGTGTCAACATGGATGCCGTGTTTTTATCTACGGGTAAGTATTTCAAGTATTCATTTGACGAAAGCAATATATTTTGCGCATGAGCGGGGTTTTTCTTAAAGAGCCACCAAATAAAAAGCGCACCTAAAATGACACCTCCAATTTGCCAATATTTTTTCATAGAAAGAACCTGTTTCAGATATTTACCTTCGGTATAAATATTGAATATTACCGCAGCGGCTATTAAAAAAATGATGATTTCGATGCGCATATTATATAATCGGTACATTTTTTGTAGGGAACCGTAGGTTCCCCTACGACCCCTCCCTTTTTGCATAATTGAATATTTCATATTTTACAAAATGCCTGTCAAATGAATGATGACGCAATCACTTATAAAACACGATAATCGCGATTATGAGTGTCAATATAAATGCGAAATATACGTAATCTGTCTGTATTCGGAAACGCTCGGTGACCTTCATTTCCTTGGGTCTGTAATGAGATCTATAATTATCCAAGGCTTTAAATAATGATATTTCTTCTCGTTTTAAAAGCACGTTAATTTTATTATGTATGAAATGCGTCCATCGGATAAAGGAATCACGACTGTCTAAATACGGCGAAACCGGGTATTTATCCAAGATAGTGGCAAATTTATTTCCGATTTCCGGGTTTGGAATAAAGAGAGGAAGGTTTTGAATAAAGTCATAGTATTTGCGTTTTGTTACAGAGGTTGGAGTTACGGGATAAGTATGCGCGAGTGTATGAATGAAAAACCAATAGTGAGGTCCCCATACTTCGGGATCGAATTTTTCAGCATTCAGTGGGACAAAATCCGGAGGCAAATCGGTGAATTTTTTATGACTATTATGGGGGGAATCAAATGACATCATAGGGTTTATTTGTTGTTATAAATAGTCCAGCGAATAAAAATAGGCGATTTTGACTATTTTTATTTTATCTAAGAAATAATGCGCGTGAAATAAGCCCAAAGTCCTAGACCGACGAAACATTTGGCAATTAAATCCAAGATATTCATCGAGATATTTTTGAGCTGTTCATCAAACATATACACTACTCCATACATCGACCAGATGAATAAATAAATCCCGGATAATATGTAGTTTGCTTTCACATATTTTGGTTTTATAAATACCATAAAAATTATCGCAGCGATGGCAAAAAATGCGACGAAACCTGTCAATAATGCAGTTATTCGCGTCCATGTTCCTATCTCACCTAAATAACCGCAATACAACATAACGTAATTAAGACCCATTATGCTACCAATAACAGGAAAACGAACAGGAACATTTGTATGACTTCCTAAAAACATACATAATGTCAAAAGCATAAGTGGCGTTGTAATAGACCAGTCAATATAACGCGTTTTCGTGATATCCGACCATTCAATTGGTTTCGATTCTTCCTTGTATTTATCAATCTGGGCTACGAAAACGGAATAAAAATAACCGGCGATTACCGAAATCGCAGTCTCTAAATTAAGAATGTGACGCGCATTCGGAACTGTTGTTCGCATAGCTTCAATAAATGTAATTGTTCCGGTAGTCAATAATAAAATATAAGTAATAACAAAAGAAAATTTCACATAATACCGTACTGGATTGTTTTTGGCTTCGTCCTTGTCTTTATTATCTTCGATCCCAATAATCGACTCCTTGTTCGTCATTATATAAAGTAATAGAATATTATTATTTTCTGGGTTTATTTCGATGATTTACTCGATGATTTACTCGACGCTTTTTTTCCACTTTCGCTCTTGCTTTTGCGAGTACTCTTTCTGGTTTTCTTATTCGTTTTAGCGCGTTTATCCAATTTCGCTCTTCTTGTTAACGCGCATTCGAAATCTAAATTACGGTAATACCCCGGTTTGCATTTTTTCACCAGCCTCTTTTTGTAAGGATCCATTTCCAAAGTAATCATCTTCTTTATTTTTTCCAAGGGATAAAGTTTATTTACGGCTTTCAGCATATCTTTTACGCGTAAGAAATCGTCCGAGATTTTTGCGTCGACGTTATTCCTCAAATAGAGGGCAATGGCATATCTGAACCAACGGTTCTCTATCAATATTATGTCATCGGTTAAGGAAAAACTAGTAGAAAACACATCATATTTGGCGACCTCAAACCAATCTTTTCCGCTCGTTTCTAGATGTTTGAAATAAGACGGCACTGAATAAAGAGGGTTCCCGTAGTTTTCATCATCTTCGGGCAAGTCCACTTTGTAAAAATCTTCCCCGTACCGATACTTTCCTTCTTCATCGAAATCCTCCTTATGTTCAGGTTCTTTTAATTCACTCTCGAAAAACGGTAAAAACGTCTCGGTATAGGAAAATAATATCTGTGTCGCTTCTTTTCCATCAAATCCGTATTCTTCCTCCATAATTTCTTTAATTCGCGCGTACAATTCGAGATTTCCGTGTCGCGAATTAAACGACAAATGATCTTTCAGGTAATCCTTTTTACTCAAAATCTTGACATGTCCTTTGAAGAACATGAATAATTTATAAATAATCAAGAATATATATGTCTTTAATATTTGACCCATGCGAGATTTCATATTTATTTCTGCGTCATTTTTTTCACTAAAAATTTTAATCAAATCGTCGACGGTCTGTTCTACCATTTCAAGATCCCTATATTCCCTTTTTTGGTTGACCGTCAATGTTTTTCCGATTTTATCCCGAGAAACCGGTTTCATTATTTCTTTCATTATATCAATTGCGTCCTCGGCTTTACATCGGAATGTCATCTGTGGTATAAATGATACTGTGCTCATGTTCTGAGTCGCGACGTCACCCTCGGGCGACATGGTGTCGAAACTATCATAGGTCTGCATATAATACAAATTGGTTTTAGGCTTACGATAAAGTAATCGATTTCCCTCCAAGTAACCAACCGGCGTTAATTCTTTTTTCCCTTGATCAATGAATAATGTACCAGGGATTGGTTTTAGGTTACCAAAATGATCTATGATGCGACTACATGCGTCGAGAAAGGTATCTATGATAACACTAGGGTTGTCTTTTTTTGGATTGTAATAAGTAATTACAAATTCTACCCCAGAAAAAGATTGGCATACTTCATTGCTCGCTATTTCTTCGGAAAATTTTATATCAAAATTATTCCCTTTATTGGTTTTGAATGAATACATGTCGTTTTTTTCTGTTTCTAATTCTTCGCAATACGATGATAACATGGATTCAAAGCCCGTTTCACCTAAATCGTTCGTTATTTGAAATTGAACCGATTTGTGATTATCGGTGGCGCGATATTCATAAAAATAATCTAAATAAGATTCGTTTTCCTTTTTTGCCCATTTTTCTAGCATCCTGTGTTCCTCGTAGTCTTCTTTGAATTCTTCGTAATATTCGCGCTCCGATTCGTCCATTTCCTCCGGGTCCATTTCTTCTGGAAATTCTTCTTCTATTTTAGCCAAATCTACGCCAATAGGAATACGAACTGAAAGGTAATTATCATCTACGCGTTTAATACTCTGACGATCCGTTCTATTTTCTAATACTCTTGGCGCTATGTCTGAATTAACAAAGGTTTTCTTCTTTCCGTGTAAAGACAATTTTGCGATTTCGCTCGTTTCAAATTCGTAACCCAAACTTAATATCTTTTTAAATATCGCATTAGCATTCAAATTTCCTCCTTCCATATACACTATAAAAATATAAATATTTGTTATTTGTAACAACACTCATGTATAACAAATCTACTTAAAGTTATTATTATAGTTAACAACAACGACCGTATACAAAAATGAGTGAACCTAATTATTGCAACAACTGCGGAAAACCAGGGCATCTATTTCACCAGTGTAAAATTCCGATTACCAGCATCGGAATCATCGTATTTCGTATTTTCCATGGTACGCCGCAATATCTCATGATAAGAAGACGCAATACTTTAGGACACATTGATTTCATGCGCGGAAAATATTCCATTTTTAATAAATATTATATTTTGAATATGCTGAAACAGATGACCGTCGAAGAAAAAACGTTGATGCGCGGTGGAGATTTTGATGCGTTATGGGAAAATCTCTGGGGAAAAGCCGCAATTTCCTCACAGTATAAGAACGAAGAATCGGTTTCTAGAGAAAAATACGAAGTTTTGTTTAATGGAGTATTCGCGAAGAATGATTATTATACATTGAATGATTTGATCGATGAAAGTGATCGGACTGGATGCCAGTGGGAAGAAACTGAATGGGGATTTCCTAAAGGTCGGCGCAATTATCAAGAAAAAGATTTTGAATGTGCGTTACGTGAGTTTACGGAGGAAACGGGATATTCTATTTCATCGTTGAAAAACGTGCAAAACATAGTTCCTTACGAAGAAATATTTACAGGATCGAATTATAAATCATACAGGCATAAGTATTATCTAATGTTTATGGAACGCGGGGATACGTTGAATATGGATAATTATGAGCGCGCGGAAGTAAGTAAAATGGAATGGAAAACGCACGACGAATGTCTAGAATCCATACGCGATTATAATTTAGAGAAGAAGCGGCTTATTACCAAGGTGCATCGAGCTTTGCAAAAATATTCGATTTGTGGGGTTTAGAACCGATAAAGATTTAATCGCCGTTAAATATGCGTATAAATAATATACGCATATTTTAGATAATAAACTATGAATAAAGCTCTTGAAACCTTGGAAAAAGAAATAAAATCTATTCCCGAATTAAGTATCCGTTTAGAGGAAAATCCGCTCCAGATGAAACCGCAATCGGAAGCCGCAAATGAGGTCGCGGATATAGCGGCAAATGCACAGGCTTTGACGAAAAAGCGCCGGGCGATGTGTCCGAGAGGAACGCGAAAACACCCGAAAACTGGTAATTGTGAGCCCTATGATAAAGACAAGAATGTATTTATCCAAGCTCCTCTTGTTAATCCTGTTGTTCCTAGTCCTGTGATCCGGGCGCCTGTTATTGAATCCAACGCCCCTACCAAAAAACACAGAACACCATGCGCAAGAGGAACCCGTAAACACCCGAAAACTGGAAAATGTGAGCCATATGATAAAGTCAATAATGTGTTTATACAACAGGTTCCTGTCGCTGAGGCTCCTGCGCCCGTTGTTAATATGGCTCCTGTAGTTGAAATGCAACCAATCTCCGCCTTGGAAAAAAAAGATCTTCTTCCTCCGGTAGAACCCGAATCGCCGCCCGTCGACGGAACTCAATACGAAGAATTAGAACCTACACTTTTAGATACGGAAGTAGACAAGGTTCTGGCACAACCGGCTTCAAGCGCCCCTTCTATTCAAAATTATAAAAATGTGGTTTTAGATAATGTTTTAGCCGCGGTTCCGAAAACTTCGAATAATTTTTTACGTCAAAAAGAAAAGATTGAATATGAAGGAATGAGAAACGAGGTTTCTAACGAATACGGATTCTTATATCCCGACCAAAACGACCCCAATTTCGCAGTCAAAATCGCCAAACGCAAAGAATTCAATGATTTCCAATACGATGGTTCTATAAAATCCATCAAAGAGCACGCCGATTTTTTGTGTAAAGCACAATTCGAGCTCATGCCGCATCAGCTTTTCGTGAAGAATTTTTTATCATTCCAAACTCCCTATAATAGCTTGCTGCTTTATCATGGTCTTGGAACAGGTAAGACGTGTAGCTCTATCGGAATTGCGGAAGAAATGCGCGGGTATATGAAACAAATGGGGATTCGAAGGCGCATTATAGTAGTAGCTTCGCCTAATGTGCAACAGAATTTCCGGGTTCAGCTCTTCAATGAAAACGGTTTGGTATTAAAAGATGGGTTATGGACCATACAGTCATGTGCAGGGGACGCATTTATCAAAGAAATCAATCCTACGAATCTGAAGGACGTTCCCAAGGATCGCGTAATAAGTCAAATAAAGAGTATCATAAATCAATACTACGTTTTCATGGGATATACTGAGCTCGCCAACTACGTCGCCAAGAAAACCGCCGTCCCTTTGAATTCGGGATATTCGGCGGAAGATCAGCGAAAAATGGAGACCAAGAAAATCCAAGATCTCTTTAACAACCGCCTCATTATCATTGACGAGGTACATAATATCCGTTTAACGGACGAAAACAAGGATTGGAAAACGGCGAAAGTTTTAACCAAGCTCGCCAAGTACTGTGATTCTCTTCGATTCCTTTTATTATCCGCGACGCCTATGTATAACTCACATAAAGAGATTATTTGGCTCGTAAATCTAATGAACATGAACGATGGTCGGGCTGCCATCACTGAAGGCGAGGTTTTCGATAAAACCGGGGCTTTTATTCCTGCCAAATTGGGTCCCGATGGAAAGATAGTCCAAGAAGGCGGTCGCGAATTATTGCATCGAAAGATGATCGGATATATTTCGTATATTCGCGGTGAAAATCCCTATACATTCCCCTATCGCGTTTATCCCACAGATTTTGCACCCGAACATACATTTACGCGTGCGACGTTAGTGAGCGCCGAGTCACCTTCTATGTTTGAACAGGCGACTCGAGCAATCGATAGCATAGGCGAGTCCGTAGTCGCGCGAATAGGAACGGCAGTAGGTTTGGTAAAACCCCAAGAGCAGATCCTTTACCCCACTATGCAGCTCAACGGAAAATCCATCGATATTTCATTAAATCATATTCCGGTTTATCTAACCGAGATAGGCGATTACCAAGAAAAAGCTTACCGGCTAATTATCGATACCATGCGCAAAGAACTCAACGAATCATTTGTCTTTGAGGACATGGACCGATTCGGATTCCGTAGACTGAAAATGCCACTAGAAGCGCTCAATATGGTTTATCCTAGTGCGGCGTTGGATGAAGGTTTGGCGCGCGGTAAAATGGCGGATGTCGATCGTTTTGATGAGTTCTTGGTCGCGGAAGAAGACGATGAAGAAGACGCGAAAAATCCGCTGGCTACTATCGTCGGAAAACGCGGACTAAATAGCGTCATGAACTATGTCGATGAAACTCGATCGGCTATTCCGCGACGTTATAATTTTGAGTATAAGCCTGAGATCTTGGAATCGTACGGTCGTATATTCAGCCCCGCCGTTATTGGATCCTATAGCGCCAAGATTTCCAAGATTTGCGAGACCATTCGCGCTTCCACGGGAATTGTTTTAGTATACTCTCAATATATCGACGGTGGCGTGGTTCCTTTAGCTCTCGCCTTGGAAGAGATGGGATTCACCCGTTTCGGATCCGCTACACAAACATCGCCTTTATTCAAATCCGGCGAGGACGGGCGACCTATAGTAGAACCCATTGATGCCGTAACCATGAAACCAAGATCCGAATTGCCTGAAGGCACCAAGTTTAACCAGGCGAAATATGTTATGATTACAGGTCAAAAAGAATTCTCTCCCCAGAATGCAGAAGACGTCAAATATGTAGTCAGTAATAAAAACTCCAACGGTGAACTAGTAAAAGTGATTTTGATTTCCAAGGCGGGCTCCGAAGGATTGGATTTCAAGTGTATTCGGCAAGTTCATCTCTTGGAACCCTGGTATAATATGAACCGCGTGGAACAGACCATCGGTCGCGGTGTGCGAAATTTGAGCCATTGTTCTCTACCCTTTGAAAGACGTAATGTAGAGATTTATTTACACGGAACGATGCTGAAAGGTGCCCCGACAGAAGAGTCCGCGGACTTGTATTTGTATCGTTTCGCTGAACGCAAAGCCGTTCAAATCGGTCGCGTTACGCGACTTCTAAAAGAAGTTTCGGTGGATTGCTTATTGAATATTGGTCAAACCAATTTCACGATTGATAAACTCTCGGCTTTGGCTGCGAATCAGAATATCGAGATTGAATTATCTACGAGTCAAAAAACCATCAAATACAAAATCGGTGATCGACCGTATACGGACATTTGCGATTATATGGATAGCTGTGATTTCAAGTGTAATCCCACCGCGACAATTGGCGCAGGAGATATAGTGAAAGATACTTATAACGATTATTTCGTTAATGTGAATCATACGCGAATTTCCGATCGCCTACGTCAGTTATTCAAAGAAAAGGCGTTTTATAAGAGAGTTCCGCTTATCAACGCGATTAATATTGTAAAACAATATCCAGTAGAACAAATTTATTCCACGCTTACGCATTTTATCAAAAACAAAAATGAATATTTAACAGATCGATATGGACGTCGTGGAAATCTGGTGAACCGGGATGATGTTTATGCATTCCAACCCATTGAAATAAACGACGAAAACATTTCTATTTATGAGCGCGAAACTCCAATAGATTTTAAGCATACAGTTTTGAAAATGGAGGTTCCCAAAGAATTTCAGGCGGTTTCTGAACCTAAGTTGGAGGACGAACTGTCTCCTAGGGGCGAGCTCCAGGGAACAATGGATGACCACTACGCCGTTTTGATACGCGAATTAAATGCGGATTTTCTTCACGCAACTACCGAAAATAAAATGATAAAAGGAGAGAAAAGTTGGTATAAACATGCTAGTCAGGTTGTTGACATTTTACAATTGAAACACGGTCTCGGATTCAATGAAATAAAACGCCACATAGCTAGACACATAGTAGATATGTTATCCTGGAGCCAAAAGCTATTGATAATCTCTTTTATGTATGCCAAAGTTCGCGAGCCGGGTTCCGAAATTGAAATAATGATAAAAACCTATTTGGATGAAAAGATATTGACAGCAGGGGATAGAACAGGAGTCATATTGACAAAGTCCGATAAATGGACGATTTATATAAAATCGACGAGAGATCCCGCGCTATGGATAGAGGCGGAATCAGAGGAAATTCGCCTTTTCAAGAACGTATTAGATGCCAAGTTTATGACAAAATCTTATGCGAATATGGTCGGATTCATCAATAGTTCAGCGAACGATAAAGGTAAGGTGTTTTTCAGAGTAAAAGACATGACTCAATCACATAATAACACCGGGACACGAATGGATAGTCAAATCCGCGCTGACGTTATCAAACGTGTGAATTTCATCATCCAAGAACAATATACGGACAAAACCTCGGCAGGAATAAATCAGACGGGATTTTGCGTTATGCTGGAATTATTGTTGCGTCAAATGAGCGATGATAAAGCCGAAGGAAAATCTTGGTTTTTCGACCCGGAAACAACAGCTTATTTGGAAATAAGCAAATACCACCGAAAAACTTAGAAGTTTAGCGCAAAAATGTAGCGACTCGACGGCGTCCGTGAAACCTCAAAAAAATTGAAATGCTTTTTTCAATCCAGTTTTTCTGCATTCAACTTCCGCAACCGAAAGGTCAACCAACAACATGTCACGCCGCGTCTTCAGCAACAAGGGAAAGAAGGGGGAGGTCAAGGGGGCGTTTTGTACACACTGCAAGAACACGGGCGAGACCGAAATGTTTTGCGTGAGCCACAACGTTCTCGATGTCAAGGGCAGGGTGTGCTGCCCCAAGATTCTCGCGAACGTCTGTTCCAAGTGCGATTCGCGAGGTCACCTTCCGAGCAAGTGCCCGGGCGCCAAGGGGGAGCCGACCTATGACGTCTTCAAGGTGATGCGCCGTGATCGCGAGAGACGCGCCGTCCATGAGGAGTCGAGAAAGCAGGAGAATCGAGCAGTCGATAAGACTGGCAAGAAGACGGCGTTCGCCTGTCTCGAGATCAGCGATTCCGACTCCGACTCCGACTCCGAGAACGCGCCCCCCGCGAATGTGACCATTCGCTCTCCTCGCTCTCAGACCAAGTCGGGAAGGCGGGCGTCGCAGATGGATTGGACCCCGGAATCTGATGACGAGGAGTAAATCGCTAAGATGTCAAAGGTAAGTACAGGCAAATAAAATAAATAAAACAAAAAAAAACACTTGCCTAATAAGCAAGTGTTTTTTCCCGGTGTTCTACCTAGCAGGGAACCTACGCTTCTAAGAGAAGCCGCGCTTCTCGAATTGCGACCCCTCCCTTTTCTCTAGAAAAAATATTTATAAAATTCTGTCAGCTTTTTGGAAGAGACAATTTTTAGTTTAATTCTTGAAAACGCCAAGAATTAAAATCGAGCAACCTACCGTTTTTTCCCGGGGTTCTACCATTTGCATTTACATACAATCGAATCATACCAATCCGATTTTTTCCATTTATTGTACAACCCCTGTTTTATATCTAGCCCGAGTTTCTCTGCCAAATCAATCAATTCATCTACTTTATAATTAGACACCGCCTTTAACGGTTTTTCGGGATTTTGATCCAAACATATACATGTGGTTTTTATCTCAGCGATACGTTCGGCTGAAATCGGTTCGATTAGAACCGATATGTGTCCTTCCTTTGTTCGATTAAACAAATATGTCTCCAATGGCTTATCTGACGTCGGAGAAAAATATAAATATGTCTTTTCATAAATCACAACGGCGCGGAATTCGTAATAAGCGCACATGGCGAAAAACGTTTTCCAAGACGTCTTTTTATCAATCATAAGTTCAGCCATGATTTCCTGTATACCCACATTCGACATTTTCTGGAACCGTCGCTTGAACGTAGCCTTATCGCGATTTATGAAATCAATAATTCGTTGTTTTTCTGCGAGTTCGACGTTCTTATATTTATTACCGATCTCCCAATAATCTGCCTCTCCGTGATGCAGTGTATATGCGCACCAAAATAAGCTATCTTGTTTAACCGGGGCAAATTCTATAGGGGCGTTACGAGGTACTACCTCGCGTGAAACATCTTCATTCTTGATATCAATCTGTGGAGAAGACGACGACGATTCTAAAGTCTCGATTTTTGTAATAAACTCATGCGTCAACATCCACTTTTCCAAATCAATTATAGTAGAACCATCATCAAATTTCTTATTTCTATAAAAAATTTGATTTAAATAACAGCAAACGGCTCTAGTCATTACTTGGATGAGATATATGATACAACCATTTCCTCTTTATTTTCTTTTTCAGTAAAGAATGTATTCTTAAATTCTTGTTTTTGACTCTCCATCGACCTTAGCGAAGATTCTTGATCTTGAATATAATAGACATATTCTTGTATTTCCGACAACGTCTCCATTGGTAAAAAGGAAAGGTTGATATAGACACCGCTCTTATTTTCGTTTAGTTTCGCCAGAGGATTCGATTTGAGAATCTTCAATATCTCAATTTGCTGGGTCTTGGTCATTTGTTCAATATGACATTTAAGTGAATCCAGTGTCATTGTCGAACTACTCATCTTCTTTAATATTAATAGCAAAAATATTTATATCGTTTTCGATGACATTTTCATATTTATTATATTATTCGACTTCTTCGTCTCCACCCAAAACTCGGATCTTAGGCTTCTTTTGTTTTTCATTACCAGACAGCGAATCGTAATTCAAAGTCGCAATCGCGCAAATACAAGAGTCGTTCAATTCAAAACGAACGCCGATTATTCGAGCGGTTATTTTGTCGTTTTCTTTTACGTTATGAAATCGTTGATCAATATGGTGATGATCGCGCGCGATGAATACTGTAACGGGAATATTTCCTTCGTCGTCTATAATTTGCGAATGAATGCCGGCTTTGGTAATCGTTTTCGTTGTACACTCGACCAACATTCCTTCCACGGGCGCACATATCATACACTCAAATACAACATGGTATTCAATCTTATCGGACGCAATTGTTCCGCTTGAATAATTCAGCACTTTGATCGAAGAGGGTTTTATGAAACCTTCGGCGATACACTTTCCTGAGATTTTAGATGTGATTTTGTTCTCTAAATTAGGCTTAATATTTTTGCCTATTTCATTAATCGAAAGGATAACCTTTGTTTCCAAGACCGACTTGTTATAAACACCGTATATTTTACGCTCTTGTGCGTCTGACTGATTATGTTTTGGTTTTCTAGAGGACATGTCTTATATATAATAAGAAATTTCTATATGGTTTATCGAACTTCAATTTTATTTGCCAGGTAGAGGTTGGACGGGTCGAAATTGCTGTTGCATAGAGGGTTGATTTATCACAAGTTCCCTCCAGTAATCAGCGGAAGAAGATTTCAACCTGAAACTTGCTTCATTATTAGAAGCTATCCTGTTGAATGATACCGTCGGAATATGGGCTTCTGGGTTATCCAATCCAGGTTTTTGTTGAATATGTATTTTGAAAGATTTTGTCTTAGATTCTTCCAAGGTAGTGATAATGGGATTCGGCGATTCTCTTACGTCCGATTGGTTTTGATGGGGTTCCAATCGGACGTCATCAAATGCTTTGTTATAATCGAACGGTTTCATGCTAAATCCAGAGACGCACCATATCTCATAAAAAAAATAATAACATGGACCCCACCCACCCGCTTCATAATGTTTAACGCGAAACCCTTTATCTGAAAGGAATTTGTCAATCTCGCGTTTCTTGGAAATGTCGAAATAATCGTTTTCCATAATGATGATATTTATTCCGTCCAAAATTTCGGGCATGTCCTTGATAATATAGTAAAAAGCGCCTTCGCAATCGAGTATCAATGTATCAAATTTTATATTATATTTCGCGTGTAACTCATCCAGGGTCATTGTTTGTACTGGATTATACCCTTCCGGATTATTATTTGATGCAATCGTGTTCCAGCCTTTTTGGAATAGTTTTCGCTTAGATATAGCGCGCGTCTCCACAAAAAAATCGAGGTTATTTATCTTTCGGTTTTCTTTCAATTTCTCGGCGACGGTTTTGTCGCATTCAATTGATACAAAATTATTGTTCCCGTTATTGCTATTCAATATATGCGCTATAACTAGACTATTTCTCCCTATATTTCCTCCGATTTCCAAGACGCGCTCGTTACCGCTTAAATATTTGGCTACCATTAATTGTTCGGGTAATTCTTCTTGGAAATTCCCGTGGCGAATGGTTAATTGATTGTGTATATATTTCAATCTTTCTTCGTGCATATTGTTATATTGATAAAACAATATAAAAATGAGACACGTATAATAATGTCCGAGTTTAGCTCAGTGGTAGAGCTTTTGACTGTAGTAGTTTTTTTTGCACGCCGTAATCAAAATGTCACCTGTTCGATCCAGGTAACTCGGAACCGCCCTAAGCGTTAATGGTGTAGTGGTAACATGTAACCCTTCCAAGGTTGAGCTGGGGGTTCGATTCCCTCTTAACGCAACGTTTGTAAATTTATACAGTTTGTCGAATTGTATAAATTTGATACAGAATAAAATAACAGTAATTGTTTATACATGAGCAAAAAGATATGGGCATTATCGTTTGGTGGCGGAAATACAAATTATCATGACGCCGTTAATAGAATAGCAAATGAATATTCTAAAACAGAGTTTTTTGATAAAGTAGTCAAGTTTACAGATGCGGACCTAAAAAATGACCTTGAATTTTGGGAGAAGCACGGAGCCTTTATTGAAAGTCATAAAAGAGGTTATGGATATTGGATATGGAAGCCTTATTTGATGAAAAAGGTATTCGAACAGATGAATGAAAATGATATACTTTTTTATTTAGACTCGGGGTGTGAAATGAAATCCGGAAGCAATGATACATTGAAAGAATACGTTAAACGGTGCGATGAATGTAACATTTTGTATACACCAACTTGGCAAATCGAAAAACATTATAATAAAATGGATTTATTTCGAGAATTCAATATGGACACTGATGAAATTAAGAATTCTATACAACATCAAGCGACGATCGCGATTGCTAAAAAAACGTCATTGACAACCGAGTTTTTGACCGATTGGTATTCTATTGCGTGCGATTATCATTTAATAGACGATAGTCCGTCTGTATATCCAAATGACCCATCATTCAGAGAACACCGTCACGATCAAAGCATATTTAGTTTACTCATAAAATCAGACAAATACAAAGATACAATGAATACCAAAGATAATATATTGAACAATCCTTACCCTATTTTGATATCTCGAAAAAGACATGGATAAATATTCAAACCGTTTTTAGTGTGATTGATTAATACATCCTAGATATTTTTTAAAATAACTAGAATGATTTTCAGAATTCTTAGACTCGGATTGCATCCGCTCGATAAATTCTTGATCCGCCGCATAAATGGCAAACGTAGGAGCGCCAAATAGCGCCACGTTAGTAAAATAATCGGACTTGGATTTCATAAAACTATCTAGCGTGATGAATCGATGTGAGGGAATATGGATAATATCTAGATTCTTATTGAATACCGATACTCCGTATAGTTTAGGGATTGTTGTAAATGTATTCGGCGGCGGTATTGTGCCAGGACGACGCTCCGTTGAAAACTCCGGATATACCGCGTTATATATTTTGATATAAAGATCTTCCAGTGAAATATCTTTATAAACGGTGATCGGCAGGCACCGCTTGAATAACTTGATTTTGAAACAGATCCTGGTTCCCGTATCTGGGCGGGGGTTTTCCACGAAAAACGCCGGCGCCGGCGTCTTGTAATAGACTGAATAATCGGTCATTTTGATTGATGATTTATGAATGGTTTACATTGGATCATCGTGTTACACTGTGTATCAATTTTCAGAGGAGACAAAAAATATTGAAACTAGAAATGGTTACTATTTATCGTTCTCCGGTTTCATGGAACCGCTTATATTTCTCCATCCCGTTCTTGGCGATGTATTGTAGATGCCGCATAGTAAACGCAAACGAACAACCAGAATGCCCGGGGGAATCAGGTAAACTATGCATTTTATTTCCTATATTGGTTACATTTGGATGACTACTAAAATAAAACCCGGCGTTTTCGCTAGGTTCAAACGTCTCCAGCCACGACCAAAGTTCCAGTTGGCTAATAGCTTCGTAGCCGTTAGCCACATTCTGTCGAGTCATTGTGTCATTGATGAAGCTGAAATCCGCCATTGTTCGATTGTTGCCATATTATTGAATGATAAATATAGATTCAATTTTATCTACGGTTCTTTGGTTTTCCGAGAATTCTGGACCCTACTTTTAAAAATGGACAAAACCTTGGACAAGAATTCTTGTCCAAAAAAAAAGTTAGGGGGTATTTTATTTCAGAAAAACGCAAAAAAGCTGTTGGAGCCAGTTGGGTTGTTGCGTTTTTCCAGTCGAAAAAACTGACTGCATGTTTTTTTGGTCCGTTTTTCGGCGAGTTTTCTTGTATCCCTTTAGAGTATACCCAAGATATGAATCGTGTATCTAAACTCGCCACTAAATATTCGTGCACGATATGTGACTATTCATGCAGTAAATTGAGTGATATGTCTAAACATGAATCCACCCGTAAACATAAGGTCAGTGTGGAAAGATATAATGAGGATATGAAGAATCGCCATCGGGGTGTCCCGCTCGATAAATGCTATCGGTGTGGATGTGGTCGGACATATTTATATCATTCCGGGTTATGGCGACACCAAAAACAGGGGCTATGTCCTTCTGTAGTGGATAAAGATAAAACCGTAGATGAGGACCCCAATTCGATTCCGGGAATGCCGGATATTCAGGGGAAATCGACCGAGGAGGTATGCGATTTGCTGAAACAGATGGTTATGTCGCAAAACTTGGTGATTCAATTATTGAAAGAACAAGCTTCTATACCGAATACGGTTATCAATAACACCATGAACGCAACAACAACTAACAATAATAACATTAATGTTAATATGTTTTTGAAAGAGTACTGTAAAGACGCGGTGACATTCGATAAATTCCTGAAATCGATCGATCCGACCGTGGATGATGTTTTATATTTGACGCAACACGGAAATCGCCGGGGCATGTCCAAGATTATCAACAATGCTTTCGGGAAACTGGAAATTACCGAACGTCCGATTCATTGTACTGATCTGAAACGACATACGACGTATGTAAAAGAGAGCGATGGGTGGGTCAAAGAACAAGACCAAAAACATATGAAACAGTTGTGTGACGTGGTAGAACATGGTTGTATTAAGCGCGCAGTAGAAATCATGAATTCGAACCCGAATTATCGAAAATCAGGGACAACAGAATACGAAGAGGGGTTGAAAATGATGACAGAGACCAATAGCGGAATACAAACAAACCATGTTGCTCTAATGAAGGATTTAGAAGAAAGCACTTATCTCAACCGCATGCAGTTACAAGACGGAGGCAAGGGCACGTCGCCCCCCTCAGAAGAAATTGTCAATAAAAATTGATATGTAAAACAAATAATATATGGATAGCATTATATATTATTTATTACCATGCAACAAGAAAAGCGCGAAGACAAGGGTCTCGGAAAACCAGAGCGTAGCCCGAAGGATGATTTCGAGACCATGGTCGAATTCTATTTAGCTAGTAACCCGGTTCTAAAAAAGGACTATAAAACGAGCGAATTAGAGGTTCGATTTGGTACGAATCCCAGGGTTGCGAAACCGATCTCAAAGATCGACTACGATAACGTGGTTCAGCACCTCATGGTCGGAGGATTTACTACGGATAGACCCGATGGTCTAAGTATTTTGCGTATTCAAAACGAATTTACGGATACGCGCGAGGGCGAGACACGAATTTCAAATATTCGCGCGGAAATCGTCGGATTGGATCTCATCCAAGAGTATTGTCGCACGAATAATTTACAGCGTCTTATTGATTTGCCTTCGACGGCATCCGCGAGTTCCGAGAAAATCAAGTTCACACAGAAGATGCCGCCCATGGTAAAAGACAAACCGCTGAAAGCCGTGGATTTCCCCGATTTTAATTTTAGGGTCTCCTATCAAATGGAGCGCGATTTCTCTGTCAGATCCGATGTCTCGCAAAAGATCATTGCGCGTTGGAATGATTCCAAGAAGTTATTCAGGTACATAAACCGCGTTCGTTTTTCACACCCGGAGTTGCCAGTTTTCGCGGATTTGAGTATTGTGAAGGGGTCTTCCAAGATCAAGACCGCCAGAGGGAGTGTTCCTATTCCGCATTATACGATCCAAGAAGCCAAGGTGTTTTCCAACCAAGAACACTATGAGATTGAGCTCGAGATCGATAATGCGCGCGTAGGAACCGGAACCAAATACGCAAATCCGGTGACGCTCTTGGAAGCCATCCGTAAGTGCATTCGAACGGTTTTGACCGGTCTTCAAGGAACCAGCTATCCGATTGCTTATTCCGAGCAGCAGCGGGTTTTACAGACCTATATGAAGATGATTCATGGTGAGGATCACGTTTTGCGTTATATCAAACCCAAGGATTTCATAGGTCCGTCATCATTTACCTTACAGTTGGAAAATATACAACCTGTTTCTACTATTTCGAATGTTCCGAATATTCGCGAAAAATATACGGTGACAGATAAAGCCGATGGCGACCGCAAACTATTGTATGTGGCACCAAATGGACGTATTTATATGATCAATACAAATATGCAGGTCATGTTCACTGGGTTGATTACCAAGGACGCCAAGTTACAAGATAGTTTGATCGACGGCGAGCATATCAAATACGACAAACATGGCAAATTCGTGAATTTATACGCCGCATTCGATATTTATTATATTCATAATGTTTCGGTCCGTGATAAGGGGTTTGTGCCATTGGACGCGGAAGAAGAAGAATCCAAATATCGGTTACCGCTGCTACAGAAATTCGTGAGTGAGCTGAAACCGCAATCGGTGACACAGTCCGATAAAGACAAAGATAAGAAACCCGGTTCTACACCATGTGATTTCATTATCAAATGTAAACAATTTTACTCGTTCCAAGATGTAAGTATATTTAACGGATGTTCTACGATTTTATCCAAGGTCCGAGATGGATCGTATGAATATAACACGGATGGTTTGATTTTCACACCGACCAGCATGGGTGTCGCTTCTGATCGTATTGGACACGCGGGTCCTTTGAAAAAGGTAGCATGGGAGGCGTCACTGAAGTGGAAGCCACCAGAATTCAATACGATTGATTTCTTGGTTTCGGTGAAGAAGGATAAAACCGGAAAGGACGAAGTACATCACGTTTTCCAAGAGGGGCGTAATCTAACCGGGGTTCAAAACGTGGTTCAATATAAAACTCTTGTCTTGCGATGTGGTTTCGAAGAGGGTAAGAAGGGACATGGCTATCTGAATCCGATGATGAATTTGATCAACGATGATTTGCCGAGTTTCTCAAATAACGCCTATGACAAAAACGCATATAAGCCAGTCGCATTTCAGCCTACGAATCCCTATGATCCTTCTGCATCGATATGTAATATTTTGTTGGCGGATAACGGGAATCAGGATTTGGTAATGATGACCGAGGAACACGAGTATTTCGAGGAAGATACGATTGTGGAATTCCGGTACGATGGAGATAAACCCGCAGGGTGGCGCTGGATTCCTTTGCGCGTGCGTTATGATAAGACCAACGAACTCCGTATGGGCGAACCCAATTACGGAAACGCTTATCACGTAGCAAACGGAAACTGGCATTCGATTCATAATCCCGTTACCGAGGAAATGATCTCAATGGGGAAGGGAATCCCTGAGTCCACGGCGGACGAGGACGTCTATTATAATCGCTCCGGAAAGGATACGAGCACCCGTGGTCTCCGTGATTTCCATAATTTGTATGTGAAACGCAAGTTGATTTTGGGGGCATCTAACCGAGGCGCGACGCTCATTGATTATGCGGTAGGTAAAGCCGGAGATTTGCCGAAGTGGGTTGCCGCAAACTTGGGTTTCGTATTCGGTGTGGATATTTCCAAAGATAATATTGAGAATCATTTGGACGGGGCTTGCGCCAGATATCTGAATGCCCGTAAGAAATACAATACGATTCCGGGTGCGCTGTTTGTGAACGGTAATAG